CCATGAGCGCTGAGTTCATCTGTCGCGATGCGCTGCCGTGGCTCGCGCACAATCAAGACGTCGGCGCGATCGTGACGTCACTGCCTGACAGCGACGAAGTCGAGATGTCGTTCGACGAATGGGCGCAGTGGTTCGTCAACGCAATCGCTGCTTGCATGAACAGCGCGTCAGCATCGAGCTGTTCGATCTTCTATCAGACAGATCGCAAGATCGACGGGCGCCTGTTCAGCAAATCGCATCTCTGCTTCAGAGCTGCTGAGATCGCCGGAGTGCGCTGTTTGTGGCACAAGATCGTGCTGCGTCGCGACATCGGTTCGATTGATCTCTACCGGCCCGGCTTCACGCACATGATCGCGTTCTCACGCAAGCTCAGCTCAGGCGTTGCGACGTCTGACGTCATGCACGCAGGGCGCTTTCTGCATCCTTACGCAGCAGGCGCGACTGCTGCAGCGTTCGCTGTCGAGTTCGCGCATCAGTCAACGAATCAGCTCGTCGATCCGTTCTGCGGCTATGGCACTTTCGTTCATGCTGCGTCACAGCGCGGGATGCGCGCGCTCGGCATCGACATTGACGCAAAGCAGATCGAGCACGCAGAAGATCAGCGCACGCTTTTCTAGGCGCTCACGTAGATGTAGCTGTTCTGATTGCCACCTGGGTCGCCTTGAGGCGGACTGGCGATCGGGTTCTGCGGGCCGTTGTTCGCGTAGTGCAACTCGATGTAGCCCATGCCCTGCGCGTAAAGGTCAAAGGTGTTGTTATACATATACACCGATTGGTTGTTGCCTGTGCCTACGACGATCGCTGAACCTTTTAATGCGGCGATAGCCGTGTCGCATGTGTCGATCAGGATCGTTCCACCGGGTGCGATCTGAGCGCCTCCCGAGCAATAGATACCGTTCTGGCAGTGGCTGATGTAGCAGATCACGTCTGGCATTCCTGCGATCAATGCAGCGATCGCCGCGCCAGCACTGCCGGGTGAGAATCCGTCGCCACAACCATTGAGCATCGTGTTCGCTTTCACGCCTGCAGCTGGCGAGACAGACAGCCACCACGGACAGAAACCAGTGATACCGAAGTCGCAGTCAGTGATCACAGTTTCACCGCTCGTCTCAACTATCAGACCGCCGCCGCTGATGCCGCGTCGAAACGGCCCCATCACTTGACAGTCGGTGAACACACCGCCTGCGCCTGCGATTGAGAATCCGTAGCCGCCGAGCGAGCCAGCTGAGTTCAGCACGAGCACGTTGCTGATTGAACCGATGCCGTTCGGCAAGTTCCAGCAGATTTGTTTCGTTGCATCATTGAACGCGACGATCGTCGTGTAGCGACGCAGTTGCCGCGCTGCGACGTCTGCAGTTCCGTAAGGATTCGTGCCACCGCGATTGCCGCGATACGGAATCGAGACAGTGATGTAGTTCGATGCTGCTGGCGCAGTCAGCACTTTGCAGCCGCCGATGTAATAGATCGCGCAGTCAGGCAAGTAGACAGTCTGACCTACGAGCAGTCCGTGCGCAGTCGTGTCGAACGTGATTTTCTTCGATGTCGCGTTGATCGGGTCGATGCGCGTGACGTTGTGACTGTCGCGCGCCCAGCCGATGACCTGAATCTGTTTGCAGTCTGGATGCGTGAAGTTGATCGTTGCTTGCGTGAACGTGCCCGACCAGATGTTGATGCGCGCAGTTCGCGCAGCAGGAATGCGCCACTGCAGCAGGTAATCGTGCGCAAGCTGAATCGTCGCGAAGCCAACGTTCGGATTCGGACAGTTCGGATGATTCGCTGGCACATATACGTCGAGATCGACTGCAAGCGTCTTTTCTGAGATCGTGATGAAATCTCCGCTCGCATCTTCGACGACGTCGATGCCTGTCCCAGCTGCGACGCGCTTGAAGCGCATGACGTTCGCAACCGCCTCTTTGAACCAGCCGGGGCCTGTCGCAGCCAAGCCTACATTCTCGCCCGTGATGTTGTCGGTCGGCCCGATCTGAATGACGAGCTGCGTCGCTGGCACGCGATCGACGACGAGCTTGATCTTGAACGCCTGCACTGCAGGACTCGCAGGGTCGATCGTGTCAGGCGGGTCTGTGTAGACGTTCGACGCTGAATAAAGTCGATCAGCTTCTGCGCCGATGTGCGCTTGAATCCCGATCTCGCGCAACGCGAACGCAGCTGGCGCAGCGCTCGACAGAAACGAACCCTCGACGAGAAGCACACCGCCGCCCAAGTCTGTCTTCGACGAGATCACGACATCCATGCGCTTGTTCACGAGCGTCGTGCGCCCATAATAGTCGCTGTCTTGCGTCGCAGTGCCGTCGCCGACGACGATCTTCGAGATTGTCAGCGTCTCGCTGGCTTGTGCGCGCGTCAGCATTGACTTGCCTGCATCGGTGAAAACTTGTTGTGCTAGACTCATGGATAGTTCCTCGGTTTTTCGCTTGTTCGATAGATGAAGCGCAGCATCCCGCCTGCCCACACGAAGTCACACTGACTCACGCGAGCGTAGATGATCGCTTCGCACCAGCGACTGATCGGCTTGTAGCGGCTGATCAGCGCCAAGACTTTCTGCTCGTCTGCTGGTGGGATGACTGCTTGATCAACGAAAATTCTGAATCGATAGCGATCGTGCCAATCGCCGATGCCGCGCTTCCACATCTGATTCGAATTGCCGACGCCAACGTCAAGAATGTCGATCACTGAACCGCCGCTGCTCGGTGTGAGCTGAAAAGTGTTCGTCGTCGCGCCGCTGACGAAGTAATAGACGCCAGCCACAAACGGCGTTGGCAAGCGACCGCCTACTGCAAGCGAGCCGACGACCCAGCGCACTTGCTGACCGTTCGTCAAGCCGTGTGCGTTGATCGTGATCGTGTTCGTCGAGATGTTGATCGCAGTCGTCGGAACTGAGCCGAGATTCGTGTCTGCATTGACTGTCGGATAGTTAGGCGGCAACGGGGACTTGTATTGGTACCACTCATCAAGCGACGCGCCTCCTTTCCAGTAGGTGTTGATCACCTCTTCGACGAGCGCGACTGTGCCCTTGCGCATGTGCCACTGGATGGAGTTCTGCACGAGCTGACGTCGAAAATCGAGCGGCTGTGTTGCGTCATAGAAGTCGACGTGAAACTGCCACGCAAGGATGTCGATGAGATTCGAGTCGTCGATCTGCAGAATGTTCGGAATCATGATCACCTGACCCGTCTCATCGATGATCTCCCACATCTGATTGTCGAACGCTTCACACGCGCTCTGCACCTGTCGGTCATACGAGATCGACGACGTGCAATTCTCGATCAATCGTGAGCCGCGCAGTGAAGTGCTCATCCGTCCTCCAGTCCCGCGTAGTTGATGACCACTGCCGGAATGCGCGCGTGAATCGTGAACGACAGACTGCTCGCTGCGCCGCTTGACGTGTTTTGCGACAGCGTGATTTGCGTCGCGCTCTGCACAGACAAGATCGTCGTGCCAGCAAGAATGTTCGTGCCAGTGATCGAGAGACCGACATCGCTCGACTTGAAGTTCGCTGTCGCGCTCGTCCAAATGGGTGTGCCGCTTGTGTTCGCGCCGTCACTGAATGACTGATCGGCAGCGGTGGTCGAGCACACCGCGAGCTGATCAAAATTCATGATCTGAAAGAATGGCGATGGCGAATTGATCACGATGCGCTTCGCGCCCGCTTCCAAGCAGCGCTTGATCAGCTCGTCGCCATTGAGATCACGTCCGATCGCAGAGCGCTGCCACTGAATCCAATCGTTCGCTGCCTGCTGCACGTTCGCTTGAATCGTCGAGAGCAGCACTTGGTTGTCGGTCAGCACGTAGTAGTCGAAGTTCAACGTGTAGGTGAACGTGCTCGCGAGCTTGACCGTGACGTAGTCAGTGAGCGGTCGTCGCGTGTCAGCGTTGCAGCTCGCATAGACCAAGTCCATGATCTCTTGAGTCGGCAGCACACCGCCATCCATCAGCGGGTAAATCCAGACCTCGCCTGCGATCGCCGGTGCGCTGTAGATGACTGCTTGAATGATGTCAGGATGCGCGCTCAACGCCCAGAACTCATAGGCGTCGTGAGGTCCGCACGTGGAAAAACTTTCAATGGCAAGCCAGAGTCGGTAGCGGTATTGATCATCAGTCTCTTGATCACTGCCGCCTGCAGTCGTGTCGATGTTGCCTACCTGCAGCGCATAGGGCTGATTCCAGTTGATGATGCTGTTGACCTGCCCCGGAGCGAAGTCGTTGCCGATCGCGCCTGGAACGAGCGCCTCAGCGAGCACGTCGACAGTGAGACTTGTGCTGTTGATGATGCCTTCTGCTTGCGTCACGAAGACGACGTTGTTCGGTGCAGCGCATTGCGTCCCTTGCGGCACGACAGCGTCAAACGCGAGCGGTGCAGCAAGCGTGAAGCGCAAGGTGCACATCGCAGCTGCAGGCTGTAGTCGCAACGCGCGCACGCCGTAGAGCGCTCCGAGGTTGTCGAGGTAGTCGTCATGAGAATATTTGAGCAGGTTCTGCTTGCCTGTGAAATCGATGATGACGCGCTGAGCAGACAGCCAGTGACAGACGACGAGCAAGTGCAGTCGCACAGGGTCGCCCGGTGCGAGGTTCTTCGCGATGCCCGTCAGCGTCTTGAACGCGCTCTGGTAGTCAGCGATGACTTCGCTGACGATGACAGTCGGGTCCTTGACTGCAAAGTCGATGTCGGGCACGTAGTCGAGCCCATATTCGGGTGCGCCAGCGTTCGTTCCATTGCTCATCCTGCAGCCTCCAGTTTGTATTTTTTACCATCGACGACAGCGGCCTTGCCGGGCCACAGCTCGTAGAAATAGATGCGTCGCGTGTCGCCGTTGTTCGCAGTCAATGCTTTGTTCATCAGCTTGCAAAGACAATATGCCGCTTCGCCCGTCTTGTCATCGGGGCCGATCTCGCCCGTGACAGCAGGACTCGCTTGCTGCGTGTCGAGCTGCGTCAGTCGCGCTTGACAGCCCATCACCACGGGCGGCACCATTGAACGAATCTGAGGCGGGATGACGATATATTTGTCAACGTCAGCGTTCAGAAATTTGCCGCCGTTGTAGTAGGCGGTTTCATCCTGCGGCGTATTGTCGCCGTGATGATTGCCCGTCCCGTCAGTGCAAACGTCGAGATCGCTGACGAAACAAACATAGTCACCCTTGGGCGACGCATAGATGATCACGCCGCCGATTGTGATCAGTTCAGACAGCTGATGCTTTTTGATGTGCTGTGCTTTTTTCTTCGCTCGCGTAGTCATGGTTCAGCTGGTGTTGGTGGAACTGGCACTCGCTGTGCGCGCACCCATGTCACGAACGAGTCGTAGCCTTTCTGCGCTGCGTCTTCTGTGACGAAGCCGTGACCTGAGATCGCGACGACTGGTGCACCGAAGACGCTGCTTGCGGGGCCGGTCATCGCTACAGTGACGACGTGCCAATAGAAGAGTCCATTGCTTGCTTTGTAGATTGCGAATTTCATTCTGATTTTGCCTTTCCGTTTTGCATTTTCTGCACAGGCTTCAAGCCAAGCAGGAAAGTTGCTATCGCGAACCCGTAGGCGACGCCGCTTGAGTTCGTCACTTTGAAACCGAGAAGCTCCATGATCTGATCGACTGTCGTCGACGTCGACTTGAGCAAGACGAGCGCGACAGTTACCACGCATCCGCCAATGAAGCGCGTGCGATCGTCGCGCCACCAGTCAGAGAAAGTGAACGCAACAGGATGCGCCCGCCAATAGCTCATGAAAAGCGCGAGCATCCAGACGACGACGCAGCTGATGACATTGAAGACGCGATTCGGCCAAATCGGCAGATGATCAGTGCCCTGAGCGGTGAGAATGCAGAGCAGTTGAATCATTTCGCGAGTCTGTTTTTGCTGCGAGCAGGTTCGCCGTTGCGTTCACTTTGTTCGCGCAGCATGAGTTCAAGCTCAGCGATCGCGCCCGCGATTTGCTGGTATCGCGATTGACTCTGAATGACGCGCTTGTTGAACTCGGCTTCGAATGCGTTGTGCTCGGCGATCATCTTGTCATGTGCGTTGGTGTGATCAAGCAGGTCTGCTTTCAGTTTTGTGATGCGTTGTTCGATGTTCATCTTACTCTCCTTGCGTGAATCCATCCGTTTGAAGTGCATGTGCCAGCGCCGAATGCGGCGAAGCTCACCAGATACCACGTCTGGTTTGCGGCGATGCTGACGCGACGTGTGCCACAATCTAATCCAACGCCGACTGCCGAGATTTGAATTTGAGCATACATGTTATCGCTCGGCAGATTCGCGCTCACATCGCTCACACAAAAAATCCTGTTCGTGCAACCGGACGCGTTGAGGCTGTAACCGAAGCCGCCAAGCTCCCAGTCGCCGGGTGTGAGCGTGATCTGGCAGATGTTTTTGTAAACACTGTTGGTCATCGCCACACTCGATGCAGTCGCCTCGATGACTTGGCCGATGTCGCCAGTAGCCGCGTTATCATTCGTCGCTGAAGCGAGCAAATCGTCAAGACCGATCTGCACGTTGCCGACCTTAAAGCCTGCGCTCGCGTTCACCCAGCCCGCGCCAGGATCGGTTGTGTTGTTGACGCTGACGCCGTTGCTACCCCAGAGTCGCATCGCAGTCGAGAGAATGCCGCTGGCTACGGTTCCGAGATCGAGATACGACGTGCGCGTTGCATCTGCGACGACGCTCCATTGAGCTTTGATCTGCGCGAGTGTGCGATCAACAGTCGTGTCGCTCTTGCCTTCGAACGAGAGCGCAACGCCTTCTGCGTTCACGGTCGGCGTGCCCGTGTAGTTGTGACTGATGCGCAGCACGTTCAGCACGTTGTTGCCAGCGTCAGCGACGCGGATCGACTGCGCTGCAGCCATCAGCATGTCCTGCGCGTTATTCATTTCACTCGCGCCGATGGTATTTGCTGCGATCTCCGCTGCAGTCACCGCGTTCGCCGCGATCTGTAAATTGACCGTGCCTGTTCCACTGCCCGTTACGTCGCCTGTGAATGTCATTGTTCCAGCAGGCGGTGTTATCCACGAGCGCACACCAGCAGTTGTCGATGACAACACGTAACCGTTCGCAGATGGATTGCCGAGCGCCGGTTCACCGCCTAGCGCGGCGAGCATGTTTGCCGCAGTCTTGAGCACCGGGGTATTGAGACTGCTGATCTCCATGTAGGCAGCGACGCCAAGCGAATTGTTCGCCATCGTGAAGATGTTGCTGCCTAGCGCGTTCGCGCCCAAGCTCGTGCGTGCTGTGCCCGGCACGAGACTCGCAGAGCCGCCATCCCATTTCATTCGATCAGTGTAGGCAGAATCCCAGTTCGCTGAGTTCGGCGCTGAAAGAGTGACGTCACCAGTGCCTGCGTCAGCTCCATCTGAAGCGAGCGAAAGACCAGCGCCCGCGAGCAGCTTGCGAATGACTGCTTGACCTACTGTCGAAACATCAAGATCGACTCTTTGAACCGTGCCGTCTTGAACCTGACTGCCTCTGATTTGTGTGAGTCCCATGGTTACAAAGTTATGTCCGTATAAGTGACTTTGATCTTGCTGCCTGTCGGTGGCGCAACTGCGAACGTGATTGTCAATCCGCTGATCGTGTAATCATTCCCCGCACCGGGCTCTTGCAGGATGCCGTTCAGAAAAACGTTCTCGGTGTTAAGTGGGTTCGGTGCGGACGGCATCACAAAGGTTGTGTTCGAGCCGTCAATAGTTCCACCCACGGCAGCCCGCCAGATGATGTTGTTCGATTTGACAACCGTGTTCGCTTTGAAGCCTAGCACATTGCCAGTGATCGCCAGAACGTTCGTGTCGATATTGACCTTGAGGCCAGCGCCGCCAGCGGGAGCAAGAATCGCGCCTGCTGCATCGAGCTTTACGTTGAGCGCATTGGTCAGTGAGAGCAGACTGTCGGAGTTGAAATTAACGCCAATTCCGTTT